CTGCGTCTTTAGCTTTCTTAAGATGTGCTTGCAGTTCTTTACGTTCACTGTACCAACGCTTTAGGATACCTGGAATAACACCTTCAAACTCTGTAGTAAAGATAGTGCCGTTAGCACTAAGCATCCACGGCATATTATTATCAAATACTAATTGATAAATCTCTGCACCACTGAGTACATCACTGCGTCCATCTTCCCAATCAATTGTTAATGCAACGTCTTTACGTTGCTCCATAACAGCGTCATATTCTTCTGTTGCAAACTTACCTTCCCAACTACCAGCAAACGTTTTCTTTTTTAAGAACATGTCTTCATGCACTCTAGCGTCACTAATCTCTGGACGTATTTGTCCTACAACAGTTTCCGGAGCCATGTTTAATGCACGAATTACTGAAGGATACAATGAATTTAAATCCATTGAACATATCCATCTATGCAACCCTTTCTTAGGATATGCAACATATGCACCAGCCGCCTGTGTAGCTTCGTCATCACGCTTTTTACGATTAGGTACTTGTAAGCCTCTGTGCCATGCTTCATTAACGATAGCTTGCTCTGTAACAGCTACAGCACCCATTGTAGTTTGTAGAAGCACTGTGTTGCTGTGTGCAAGTTCGTTGCTTAGATCAATAAAGCGAAGCTTCTTATCCAACTTGTCAAGTAGTGCAGTATCCTGAATGTTATATTGAATAAACTTGCGGAAGTCGTTGTTGTAAAGTGCGTCAAGTGTACCTTCGTACTGCGTCTTGTTCTCACCTACTTCAATCTCACCAATAGCATCCAGTCGATATGTGTGCCGCTCCTCATAAGTGTACTTACGATACAAGTTCAAACTATCCAAATGTACACGCCCGACTAAATCAAACGTTTCACTTTCTTTGCCAAACTTTTCGTACATACGCTTCTTAGGAAGCTGTCCCCACAAGCAGAATCTACGTGTGTCATCTTTGCTTAGTACTCTTGCAGTTCTGTTTACAGTATACGGAATATCATATCCTTCACTGTTCCAGCCACTTAGTACGTCACTATCTTCAATCAGCGTTAAGAAAGTATCGATCATGTCGCCTTCTTTCTCAAACAACATTACATTGTCAATGCCTTCTAGTTCTTTCCGAGCTTGTTCCATAGTAAGTGTCTTAGGAGGAACAGCAATACACACCATTGTGTCTAGCCATTGTAAGTATACACTAATACTTGTAATAGGCATAAACGGATCACTAGGATCAGCAAAGCCTCGCTCTGGATCAAAGTCAGTCTCAATATCAAAGAACGCAATGTTTAGCTTAGGTGCATCTTGATTAAGATAGTTTTCACTTAAACATTGAAAGATTGGATTAATGTCGCTTTCAAACAGTTCTTTGTCTCTATTAATAGCTACTTCTTTACGGAAGTCTTTGGTGCTCTTACTTACAATACGACTCAGCGGATCACCGTACACACTTTTGTACTTGCCCTTGTGGTCTTTATAATAAAATGTATATTTTACTGGGTATTCACGATAAGTTCTCTTACCATCTTTACGTTCAACTGCTCGAATAATATCGGCATCTCGGTCAAACATTGCATCTACGTAACTCATTTATTCTCCTTGTTGCTTATTGGCCAACTAACCGTGTTTCTTGTTCGTAAGTGAACGACTCTAAAATACTTATTACATTGCATCCATGATAAGCCTTACAAGTGAAATTGTATTCATCATAGTAAACCAACCGCAGAGCAGTATTACAAAGCCCGCTCTACGCAATATAGCACTGGTTAAGCCAAATATACTACCAACTAAGTATAACGGAATAAACCACTGTGTAGCAGGGTCAAGCACTGTTACAGTTAGGACAATACTTGCACCTACAAGTAATACAAGCTCAATTAACTCTGCATAAAAGATTACAGGTGACAGTCTATAAGTTTCACCAAAGTAAGATATGATTTTTAAAGAAAATCGGGTTAGTGTATTGATCATATATATTCAATCCAAGAGTTAATTGTGAATTTCTCACCCTTCATAGGAGGATTTCCTCGATGAGTGTGTGGGTATCCTGCTGGACACATTAGCATGCGGCCTTGTACTGCTTGGACTCGTTTACTTTGATATAAGAATTCTGTTTCACCACCTTCTTCTACAGTGTTTAGATATAACTGTATAAAGATAGCTCTAGTAGAATAGTTGTACCCTTGTTCGCAATGCCATACGTGATATCCCCCGGTTCGCGGAGTTTTTTGTAGTTGCACATTTTGATTCATTGATAACTTATCCGCAGCCAAAACTTTAAATTTACTTGCATACTGTTGAAAACATTCTTGAGCTGCGTTATGAAACTCTCCTAATACATTATTAGGAGATCCACTAACTCGTTGAATGCCGGGAGTATCTGCTAAAAACGCAATAGTGTTATCTTTATCAATTGCTGATGTTGCTTCAAATGCCTGCCGGCTGTATGCTACTCTTGATTCATCTAATGCATTATAGTGTGCAATAGCATGTTCGCAAAACTCAGGAGAAACAACATTATCATATACTTCGATAAAGTCTTCAAATTTCTCTAGATCAGTTTCAATCATTTATCAATGCCAACTGTTGCTACAAGTGTTTCAAGATCGTCATATGCATCTGCATGCTTATCCCAATCACGCTTTAGTCCAATTTTAATTGCTTTGTTAATTAAAGAAGCTTTAATATCAAGTTCTTCTGCTACTGCTTTAACAGTGTCTTTAAGACCACCCTGTAAGTCTTCAATCTCTTGCATTACTGTTACGCCTTCTTGGACTAGACGCTCAAGCTTTGCCTTTTCTTCTGCACCATAGGTACGATCGCTCATAGTTTATCTCCTTGTTGAGTTGTATTGTTAAGTATATTATAGCGCACAAAACGAAAAAAGTCAAGTAAAAACTTGACTTTATTTTAATTTATTTTATGTAGGGTTACTTTTTAGCGTTTAGCTTGCGGTAAAGCATTTCTTTGATTGATTCTGTTGCAAAGTCAAGTTGCTTTTTATGCTTATCTTTACGCATAGGCTGTTTCTTTTTGTGTTGATCTCGATGTACACCAGATCCACTTGACTGTGCATGTGACGCAACAGGGTTTCTAGCCTTTGGTGTCTTTGGCTTAGGAGCTTCTTGTACGTCTTCGTTCCACTTAGTTAACCAAGTTTCAAAACGCTGTGTTTTCTTAGGATCAGCAGCAATTGATTGTAATGATACTGTGTGCTTCTTAAGAAATGCTTTCCATTTACTACCGTCCAGACCAGCCTTTTCGTCCGGAGCAGCTCTAGTGGCAGTTTTAACAGCTTTAGCAGATTTAGGTTCTTTAGAACCATCGCCTGCCATCTTTTTAAATAGCTCTATGTTGTGAGCATTATCCCACCCATCTTTAAAGCCTTCTTCAATATCAGCTTCACCTACTAGCTTATCTACATGTGGATGCTTTCCACGTGCTTTTGCTTTAGGCATTGGATCTTTGCCTTTAAGCTGTCCAGCACTTCCAGTTTTTTGTGATTCGTTTAATGTAACTCCTGCTAGTGCAGCAAAATCACTTAGACTGTAATCGCCTTCAACCGGCATAGTACCTTCTGCAATTTCTACACTTTCCTGCACGAAGTTTTCTTCGGTTTGCGCACTTTCTTGCGGCATATCGCCAACAGACTCAGTTAGTCTGCGCAAGTCTTCAGCTCGATCACTTGGATCTAAGTCAAATAGTTTTTGTTGTAGTGCAGCAAAGTCCATATTAGTCTTCCCAAATCTTTGAAAGTTTGTTACCCATTGATCTAATTGCTTCTGCATCGCTCATTTGATTATAACCTTTTTCGGGATCAGCAATAATAGCTGGTTCTCCAGTTACTTTAGGTGTAGGAACAGGTGCAGCACGATTACCGTCTGTTGCACTAAATATATCTTCTGCTTTTACTGGCTTATACATAATTTACTTTCCTTTTTTAAAGTCATCTGCTGCTGCATCAAATTTAGCTCTTTGTGTTTTTTTGGCCGCTTCGTCATCTTTACGCATCTTTGCGACATTCTTATTTCTAAGAGCATCTAACTCTTTGCCTTTAAGTTGATCTTTTGTAGGCGCTAAATCTTCTGCAACTGCTTTACGCTGTTGTTGCACGTTTTCTAATTTTGCTGCTAGTGATTCTTTGTAAGATTCAGTTTTCTTACCTAGTATTTTGTCTTTAATCTTGCCTTTAGCTTCTTCGCCGCCACCATCACGTCCGGCTTTTCTTAGCTTGTCCATGCCAGCCTTGCCATATTTTTTATTACCAATATGGGCTTGTAACCCTGATTCGGATACTTTATGTGCTTTACCACAGCTTTCACAAATTGCTTTACCACAGTCACAGTTACATGCCGATTCTTTAACTTTTTTAGTAGTTTTGTCGTTGTAGCGAGGATTACCCTTTTTCATCTTTTGATAAGCTGGCGAGTTTGCTTTTTTATCAGCGTCAGTAACATCCATCTTAGGAGCATCAACTTCTTCGGTTACTTCACCCATTGGACTTTCTTCGTAATCTAAATGATGGTACACACTACCAATCATATCTGCTGATTTAGTAATTTTTGCTTGTACCCAACCTTCTAAACCTTCGGCTTCACTTACACCTTTGAGCATTTCATGTAGTTTAATAGCATATTTTGCTAGTTTGTATAGCTCTGCACGAGCCATTTGCACTTCATGGTCTTTTTCGGCCATGTGTGCTAAATCGCCTAAACCTTCTTTTACTTTAACATCTTTAGCTTTGGGCTTATCATGGCCCCAACCTTTTGCTTTCATGTCTAAATGATCTTTTTTAACCTTTGCATGTTTGCCTTCACCTGTTTTAGGATCGTACATCATATGTGGTTCAAACTTTTCTTTAGCGTCTTCTTTAACGCTTAATTCTTTTTCTCTCATGTGAGTGACTCCAATACGTATTATTAGTATTTATGCTTTCTTGTTAGCAGCTTTCTTTTTCTTAGCTGGTTTACCAATTAAGCTAGGCGCATCTAGTCCATTCTTAACAGTGCCATCAGGATTACGTTTCTGCATCATACCCATTGGTGCTACTACTGTTGCAACAGATGCCGCACTTGTTTCAGATAGTATTTCATTCATTTTCATTGTTTTTTCCTATCATTTAGTATATCTTGTATTACAATTGTGCCTTTATCTGTAAAAAATCGAGGAGCAAATGCATGTATTATCAGCATCGGTACTAGTAGTTGTAGTCTAACAGCTACCCAAAGTGCATGGAACATATGTTCTATGCCTGTTTCTTCTTTTTCTTGGAGGTGTACTTTGCACTTCTTACTAAACATTACTTCTTACCACCCTTCATATTGGCGCACCAGTGGTACATCTTTGCTTTTTCGCCACTTGCATTTTTAGCACGTTTGCGTAACTGTGTTACTGTGCCATTACAACTAGCACCAGACTTCTTTACTCTGCCTGGCCTGCTTTTGCCTTTTTTCTTACCATCTGCAAAGTTCTCTTCTACAGGCTCTTCTATTTTGTTTTTAATTGCTTTTGCTGTTCTATTAAACTTATAATCTTTATATTTAAAACCTATGCCGCCTGCTTCTTCCCAAGCATTTATATTAACACCGTAGTCGTCTATTAGTATGTTAGGTGTATCGTCTTTTTGTTTTGCAAACTGCGGCTTGTTGTGTGTAACAATTACTTCTTCTGGTAGAAAAAACGCCAAGTTCTTCTTTACCCACTCGCGCTTGTGTGGATCACTACGAGGATCGTCTGCTAATGGACTTGTACATATCTTATACTTGCCTTTAACTTGTTTTATTAGTCCTAGCAATTCTTTTGCTTTAGGTAATACAGGTAGGTTTAACCAAAAGTCATCTATGCCTTTAATGTCACCAATTGCCTTTGCAGGATCTTTGATGTCTTTCCAGTTATTAACCCCTTGTGACTTTGACCATTCGCCGAAGAAGTCTGCAAGTACGCCATCCATGTCAACATAAATTTCTGTGTTAGGAGCAATTTCGCCTAACGCTTCTTCTAATGACTCACTGTATTCTTTACCTTCAGTCATACCTAAATTGAATAGTACGTTAGTAGAACTACCTTTAACTTTCTTTGATAGTGTTGGCGGCCGGCCGTCTTTGTCTACTTTATTGCCAAACTTAGCAGCTTGCTTTGTAACTTCATCAGGACCAACATCGTGTGTTTGGTTCTGTTTAGTTATACGGCCAACGCCTTCTGTTATTTCACGTATCTTCATCTTACCAAACCTTTACTATATGAAAATCTGCAGGCTTTTGCAATTTTATTTCGTTTTTCTTGCCGTCTAGGTCAATGAAAAGAAAGTACTTAGGAGTAGCTTTTACAATCTTTCTTGCTTGGTAATGCTGTTGTGATTGTTTTTCAGTTCTTGCGCCATCTTTGTGTATAGTTACTTCACCAAGAACAGTTATGATTAGTTCGTATTCTTCTCGAGTAACTCGTTTCCACCAATCTTTGATTTTACTCATTTTTTACGTCCTCGGAAGCCCCGTGGCATGTTCTCACCTGTCATTTTTGGAAGGCCAAACCATAGTTCGAACCATTCTTTATCGCCGGGCTTGATGTTTTTTGATTTCATTTGTTTGAC